CCGTCGAACGAAGGAAAATGTCCTATTACTCTTCGTTGGTGACCAATCGCTATACCGTAATGGAAGTCAAGCTTTACGACATGTGCGATCTTTTGATTGAAAAGTACAAAGAGGCATTTGACGTCTTATGGAATAACCTAGAAATAGGAGAGGGTTGGGCACATCAGATATACTTTAACAAACTATTACCTAAAAGCGTATATCAACCAACTGTACAAGTTAAAACAGAGGAGGGGAAAACTAGACTAGAAGCCGTAACCGCTGCTTTATCTGGCTTTACAGAGCTAACACATGAGGAAGCTATGGAGGAAATCAAGGCGTTTAAGAACGCCCCAGAGAAAGAAGAGATAAAAGAGCAGGGGACATCAGTACTTGAATTGCTAGAGGGCGACAAAATAGACCAAATCTATAAATGGTTAGAGGAGGCGAAGCAAAAGAAGATTGACAGTTAAAACTAGATAAAGTATTCTTCCACTACCTATATTAATACCTTTAAAAGACGGATTCACTCCCCGTCTTTTTTTTATGCCTAAAGTATAAGAAAAACGGCCGTTTTCTGGATACTCAAAAAACTATCTATTTATACCACTTTAAACATCTGTTAACTCATTCCAATAATCTAAATAAGATTGACCTTACTACTCTATCTTTTCTTGTGATAAATTTATCATAGTTGTAAAAAACTTTATAATTACTTAAAAAGTAACTAGACATTACTTTAAAAGTATTATAATATGTAATTACAAACAAATGGAGGATTAAATATCATGGAAAAAGAATATCAAAAATTACTAGATTTAGAAAAATTAAAGTCCAAGGCTTTAAATGAACTTTTAGAGTTTCAACGTAATAACACTCAAAAAGATTTACTAGACTATAAAGCTTCAGATATATATCAACGTTATTTAGCACTACAGTCGTATTATTCCTTAACCTTTACAAAATGGGAAAAATACAAAGATAATTTAGAAAAGAAATATAATTTTGAATTTCCTGTGGAGTGTTATTGTTCTAGTACTGATAACTATTTATTTGCTGAGTTTTTTAAAGCAAAACAAGCAGCATAAAAACAAATTAATAAGAGGTAACAAAATGAGTAACACAAAAGTAAAAGAAGCCGAGAACGAAGTATTAGATTATCTTCTGGACAATTGGGAAAGTAGCGACACAGAAGTAAAAATAAATTATCTCAGGTTATTAGTAAAAAAATATTATCAGGAGAGAAAAAAATATGGACATTAAAAAAGCATTAAAAGAGCTTAATTGTGGTAAAAAGATAAGGCGTAAGGATTGGCATATGAAGTTATTTATGTTTGCTAATTCTATTTTGATTTATGGTACAACAGATAAATATTTTCTATCTTTAGATGATATTCTAGCGGAAGATTGGGAGGTAGTAGAATGAATATACACGAAGCTTTTATTAAATTAAAAGAAAATCCTAATTTGCTAATAAAACATAACGATGATGTTTATAAAAATATAGATGGTAAAATTTACGTAACTGATATGTATAAACCCCTTTCAGGTTCAAAAAATAACTTAGATAATAATCACATCTATTTTGAACTTACCCAATTTGATTGGGAAAACGCTTTTACACTGGAAGAAGTATTATCTAATGACTGGGAGGTGGTGGAATGAAAAAAATTATAGAAAACTTACTTTATTTAAATAGAAAAGTAATTGTACTAGAGGATAAAGAGCCTCAAGCAAAAATTTATACATATAACTTAAATAATGTAGAAAGAATTACTTTACTGGTAAGCAGCATCTGTGAAGTAATCAATAGTGACTGCAAGGAAATTAATGCGAGTAATGATTTAAAAACACATATGGTTACCACTGTTATTAAGGATATTTTAACAATTACTAATACTGACTTTAGTATTAAGGCAACAAAAAAAGAGGGCTAAATGACAAACCCACATCTTAAAGCAGCGTTTTTGGATATATTCGAAAGTGTTGGCTATCCTAAAGAACGTTTAAAAGAAAGATTAAAATTATTTAAAGCGGTGGAAAATAATTTAAAAGATACTGGTTATATATTTTCTGCACATACAAAACAACATGTGGAGATGTTGGAAAAATTAACAGATGAGGATTAGATGACCAAAGAACAAAAAATTATTGTCCACGTTGAATTAGACCCAGAGCTACTTGAGAAAATAGATCAAGAAGCGGCAAAAGATTTGCGCACAAGAAAAGCACAGGTGCTTTATATTTTAAGGGAACATTTTAGAGAAGAAAAGAATTAAAAAATAACTAAAACCTTAACCTTTTGATGTGATAAATTGGCAACATTTGTCATAACCTTTGTTATGTATACAAATTTACACGATATTTTTTAATCTATTTTTTAGGATTTTAATTTTTTGGGGGATATAAAGATAAGTTCTAGGAAAAGTGCATCAAGACCTAGAACTTACTAACAATTGCTAAATAACAGATACTAAATATAATTGCCTAAGTCAAGCAATATCTGTATAATACTTGCTAAGTAACCTTGCAAGTAACACTATGAAAATAGACATATTTTTAGTAATCATTATGCAACTTGTCTGTACAATATGGATTATACAGACAATAGAACAACATTCAGTTCATCCTGTTTACGCTAAAAAGATAGAACAAGCGAGTTACAGATGTGCACCTTGGGATGCTTGCTAGTATGAAAAAAAAACTTTTAAAAAGAAGTACTAGAACTGAAGCCATAGATATAGCCAAAGAAGTAAAAAACTTACCAAATGTTAATACACCTTTAGTCTCAAGTTCTCCAGTAAAATTTAATGATTTTATTCCTTACATTAGTGATGAAGAAAATAATGAGGAATCATTAGTTATTAATAATCTTGAAAATGATATAGAAATAATAGAGAAACAAGAAATTGAAGAAATTAGCACAACGTCCAATAATAGCAATTCCCTAATAAATTATGATAGCAATAACAAATATTACATAATTTCTGACATTTACGGAGATCATAAAAATATAATAATCACTAAAACAACAAAATTTGATTTAATAAAAAGGATAGTGCCAAGTACATTTGTTGCTGTTGGAACAGGGCTTGCCATGATGCCTATTTTTAATAATTTAATTAAAAATTCTGAACAATTTGGCGTTGATATTCACAGTAACAAAATTTTATTTGAATTATCAACAGCAAATACTTTCATTATTACAGCATTTTCGTCATTTGCTACTATGTATAATTTCATAAAAAAACAGCAAGAGGATATAGTACCAGAATCTAAGAATATCTGTATTTTTATGAGTAAGATTGGAGCTTCTTGGTCTGTAATTCTTCCATTAGGATTACTTTGGACAGTAGAACTGCACAATCAAGCGGTAGCTGATTCACAAGGATTTGATGAATTTATGGCATGGGCCACGTTTACTACTGTTCCTTTGGTAATTGATCGCATAATAGAATCGGTAAATACTGTAGATGATATTAATAAAAATAGCAGTGTTAAACTTGAAAATGTAGGTAGTAAATTAATTGTTTATGGTTTAACAGGACTTTCTATTGCTGGAAGAGCTATAGCTTATACTGAAATAGCTAAAGCTGTAGTAGAAGCGATGGGAATTGATGAAACAACAGCGTTAGTAACGGGAATTGTAGCAGGTGGAATACTTGGCTCTGGAGGAACTGCTATATTTGAATATCAGGCTATTAAGTCTTTATTTGAGCATAACGAGACATCATGTTCAATAAAGAAAGTACTAAATGCTACTGCTTCAGTTATTGAGGGTGCATGGCTTACTCTTCCTTTGGTCTCATTAGGATTAAAAGCTACCGAAGAATGGAACCCTTTATTAAAAGGGTTTTTATTTACACCGCTTTTTATATCTCATTCAACCTTTGAGGCTAATAAATTATATGATAATATCAATGCTACTTGTAATAGTATTTCAGATGGTTTTTTATCGTTAAAACAATGGTGTTGTAATGACGATGATATTCAGCTTGCAGGGGATAATGGAGATTTTGTTAATGAATAAATATTATTGTATTAGTTCATATAAATAGTTATAATTTTACTACAATAGAACCTTGCAAATTTTATAAATGCTTTTTACTGATAAAGACCTTGAGACTAAACGTCAAAAAGAGTTCCGTTTTTATTATCCTAATCCCAAACAAGCTAGCTTTCACAAGGCAGGGGAAAACTCTATTGAGCGTTTATTCCTAGCAGGTAACAGAACAGGTAAAACCTACTGTGGTTGCATTGAGGATGCAATACATTTAACGGGTGTTTATCCTGATTGGTGGGATGGGCATAGGTTCAATCACCCAATTGTTGCTTGGGTAGCATCTGAAAACTATGAGATTACCAGAAACGTTTTACAGCTTAAATTGATCGGCGGTTATACCTCTGATGGGGCGTTTGACCAAGGTCTTATTCATCCTAGCCTAATCTTGAAAAAAGCAATGCTCTCAGGAGTTAACGGAGCTGTTGATTACGTACATATAAAACACTCTAGCGGTGGTTTCTCCAGTCTTTACTTTAAATCTTACAAGCAGGGCAGAGAGAAATTCCAAGGGGCAAGATGTCATCTAATTCACTTGGATGAAGAACCGCCTAAGGATGTATATACCGAATGTGCTATGCGGCTTAGCGACGTTGACGGAGTAGGACAAGGACGTTTAATTCTTACGATGACACCTTTAAAGGGATATACTGAGATGATGTCTTACTTTTTAGAGCAAAGAGTCTCTAAAGTAAGATCAGAGGAAATAACTTCTGTAGAAGACTTACAAAATGAAGATTTTGAGATAGTCCGCAGCGACCCTGAAATAACCATTAATGGCAAATATTATATCCAAGCTACTTGGGACGATAACCTGCATTTATCGGAGGATACTAAGCAGCAGCTAAGAGCTACCTTAAAACCTTATGAGTTAGAAGCTAGAGAAAAAGGAATACCGAGCGTTGGTTCTGGTCTGGTCTATCAAGTACAAGAGTCTGAGTTTTTAATTGAGCCTTTTGAGATACCTAGACACTTTGCCTGTGTGTTTGGTATGGATGTTGGCTTTTTTGCTCCTACCGCAGTCGTATTTCTGGCCCACGATAAAGATAACGATACACTCTACGTTTACAAAGAATACTCGGTTAGTGAAAAAACAGCTGCCCAGCATGCTGCCTCTCTTATGCTAATGGGTTGCGATTGGATACCAGGGGTTTGTGATCCAGCTGTTAATCAAGGTTCTCAAAGAGACGGCGAGAAACTTATTGATGATTATGCAAAAGCTGGTCTAGCCCTCCGTAAGGGAAGATATGCCAAAGAGCTTGCCGTAGATAATGTGCTAGAGCGAATAAGAACAGGGCGGTTCAAGGTCTTTAATACCTGTCGTAAATTTATGGAAGAATGGCGGGGATATTCAAGAGACGATAAAGGTAAAATCATGAAAGGGCGAGACCATTTAATGAACGCTCTTGAATTTGCTATGCTTGATGGTTTAGGACTTGCGAGGACAAAAAGACAAGTGGAAATGCGTTATCAATATAATGATAGACCGAGGTATTTTTGATTGTGAGTAAAGATACCTTAAAAATACTAGAGATTGATGGAGGAGGGCAGAGAGGATATCTACCACTTAAGTTTCTAGAGTTATTTATTCAACAATGGGGAGTTGATCCATCTAAAATATGGCAAGAATTTGATGTGATATGTGGTACTTCTGTAGGCGGAATTATGGCTTTATCATTAGCTTTTGGCTTAACTCCTGCTGAGATGTCACCTTTTTTTACTACACAAGGGCCGTATATTTTTAGTTTATCTTCAATTATTCCGTCTTTGCGTCCTAATATAGCCGCTAAACTTGCATTAATTGCCACAAATACACCTTTTTATCAATCTTCTGGACCTACCGCTCAAAATTATGGTTCTGGGTTATTATATAAAACTGTTCAGGATACATTTAAGATTAACGGAACATCTGCAACTCTTCAAAATCTAAAAACTAAAGTTATAATTCCTACTTATGAATTTGATACTAAACGATATGTATTATTTTCAAATCTTAATTATCCAGAATTTACGGGACAGAATGAATTAATAAGTAACGTAGCATTAGCTACTGGAGCAGCGCCAGTATATTTACCTTCTTTAACTATGAATGCTCATGTTTATAAAGATGGTGGTATATATTGCAACAACCCTGCACAATTCGGAAAAGCATTAGCTCAAATAATTAAACCAACTGCTAAAAGAGTTTGTTTGCTTTCTTTGGGAACGGGAATAGGAAAAATGGGATTTGATCCTGGAGTACCTGATGATCCAGAAGAACCTCCAGCACAAGTAAGTACAGTTGAAGAAATATTTAGCTTATTTAACATAGCTTCAACAGGTGCGCAAGAATCAATAGCACGTGCTTTTTTTCTGGAGTCTTCTTATACATTACAAAGGACTTACTATTATAGATTCCAACCACAATTAGATCCTGACAAAAATACTGAGCTTGATAATACTGATTCTGATATATTAGCTTATTATGAACAGACTGCGCAAACTGTATTTAATAACGATATTGATAATATTTCAACTTTCATAGGGCATTTATCTCTATGAAATATGATGTATTATTTAATTTTATATCACCAGTAACAGGTAGGCTTTGCATACCAGAAGATTATATCCTTATTGGAGATGGACAAGGTTTTTCTACCCCATCACCAATATTAATAGATATGAGATTGGATATTGCAAATTTAAGACGTGATGTTAATGATGTATTTGATACTTCTTTTATTATTGGATTTCCGGACGTAGATTTTCCAAATGCTCAGGTTCTCTCCGAGCTTAATGATGGTTTTATATACAATACGGGTGGAACTGTTAGCACATTCTTTATTATTCCAATTACATCTTTACCAAATCTTTCTAATCACAAAATCTGGCGAGGAAATATAAGTAATAGACCAGTAGAGGTAGATGATCTTAGTGCAGTTGAAGAGGACATGAGCGGAGCTTTATCAGATATAGCAAATTTATTTTCTTTGGTAAGTTCTTTACAAAGTTTAGTTAATGGCCTTGAGAGTGCAATTAATATTATCGGAGGAATTGGTGGATTTCTTGCCTTACAAGTTCAAGTTGCAGGATTAGTGATAGGTGTTGCTGCTTTAGAAAGTAAAGTTAATGGTTTAACAATAAATCTTGCTGGGGATGTCAGCGGTTCTGGAAGTATTTATGATCCTGTTATAACAACATTAAATTTAACATTAGATCAAATTAAAATTGCACAGAACACAGTTAATTTAAACAATCATAAAATCAGTAATTTAAAGTCTGATCAAGTAGAACAACAAGATGCTTTAAATGCCAAGTTTCTTTGGGATTTAATGCACGATCAAGTAGAGGTAATTTGGGCATGAGTGCTTTTGTAGTATCAAATATAGCAACAGATTTAAAAATGTTATCAAATGATCAAAGGTTTATCTTTGGTAATAATGCGTTACCTGAACCTTTAGGAGCATTTAAAATAGATAATATTTTTACGCCTGTTTCAGGTAATCCGTCAGTTAACGATATTGAAACACGGAATAATACTTTTTCAGGTTTCCGTTGGAGACATACTACTAATACTGGTGATACTTCTGGTTCTCTAAAATTACAGAGTTTTGTAAATGCTGAGAGTACTGGAAATGATATTTTGACATTTAATCAAGATGGAAGTGTATTATTTAATACTTTTGTATCTTTTAGTGGATTTAATCTTGATGGCAATTTAGATTTAAACGGTAATAAAGCTGTTAATTCAGCTGATCCTACTAACCCGACAGACCTAGTTAATAAAAGATTTGTAGAAGATTTAATAAGTTCTATAACTGCTCCAACAATTACTTTAACTGGAGCAATTACCGGTACAGGTAGCAGTACTATTAATACTACATTGACTCCTATTAATACTTCTCAAATTACTGATTTTAACTCAGCAGTAAACGGTTTAATTTCTAGTGCAATTATTACAAGTTCTCAAATTAGTGATTTTGCCGCTGCTGTAAATAGTATAGTTGATAGTGGGTTTGGTCCTGATGTAAATTTGCCTTTTACACAATTAAATTATAATTGGACTAATAGCGGATCTCAAGCACCATACTATCTTGTGCATAAATTAAACGATAGTTACTCAAATAAATCAATTGTACATCAGGTTGTTGCTGATGATGCTCTAACTAGTAAACGTAGATTTTGGCAAGAATCTTTTTTTATAGGGAATTCCATCCCTGCACTTGGGGATAATTATGCTACCTATGAACTGAATTTTATTCCGTCAAATGAATCTGGTGCTTCTACTTTCCCAATACTTTCAGTTAGTTTAAATAGTAGTCCTGGCGTAGGATCAAGAATAAATCTAGGGACGACTTTAAATTTTAATGGTTGGAAAGGAATAAATGTTGCAACTCCTACCGCTGGCACTGATGCCGCTAATAGACAATTCGTACTAGATACAGTAAATAATTATTTACCAGTTTATACTTTAACTGGAGCAGTTACGGGAACTAGTAGCTCAGCAAATATTATTACTACTTTTAATTCTAATATTTCAGTTTCAGGTGCGACTCAAATATTTAACTATTCAAATGCTTTAACTTCTTCCATATTCTCGCTTGTTAATCCAAATCCATCAGCGGTTACAAGATATAGAGCTGGCACGTCTACAGATTATCTTGAGATGGGATATGATGGAAGTAATGGCTATTCTTATATTAATTTAGCTCAGTTTTCTAATGATAGACTTGCTTTTAGAGTAAATGGTACAGGAATAGCCGCTTTTCTTGCAACAGGATTATTTGGATTCGGTACAATAACGCCGACTTTAGCCAAAGTTCAAATAAATGGAGGTGTGCAAAATTTAACTGGTGAAGAATCAGCGTTAAGAGTAGTAGGTGGTTTAACTAATATAAAAATAGAATTACAAAACACTTCGGCTAATGGAAAGAATTTTGAGTTAAGAAGTTCATCCTCAGGTTTTTTTGAAATAGCCGATCGTAATGCTACTGCTCTTAGATTTGTTATTTCAAATAATGGAAATATAGGAATTGGAGGCTCTAACTCTCCTAATGCAGCATTACAGTTTGGTAATGTGGTTGCTAACAGAAGGGTGGTGTTGTGGGAAACAGCTAATAATGATCATCAATTTTTTGGTTTTGGTATAGGAAATGGGGAGTTAAGATACCAGATTGACCTACCAACCGCAGCTCATGTATGGTACACAGGAATTAGCAATTTGGGTTCAACTGAGTTAATGAGGTTAAAAGGAGATGGTAAATTACTCCTTACCAGGAATGTATCAGGACATTCTATAGAGGTAAGTAATGATAGTTTTCCAGCTACGTTAAACGATATAGTCTTTCAAAACGAAGGTACTGATAAAGTAGCATTAGGTCATAATAACGCGCTCAACCAGAGCTATCTTATGACTTATAACGGTAGTAATTTAGTAATAGGTACAAATGGCAATGTTACTGGAACAATTACTGCCGCAGGTGATACTATTTTAAATAATACTTTATGGGCTAGAAGACCATCTGGAAGTTTAAGCATGCAAGGTAATGCAACTGGTACAACAGTTTCTACTGCAAATACTTTTGTAAAAGTTGCTGGTACTACTACCAGTTCTAACTTAAATCAAACATCAATGCCTCAATCTAACAGGATAACATACACAGGTACTACTTCTATTGTTGCGTTAATTACCTGCTCTTTTACAGCTACTTACAATACAGGTAATACTAATGAGATAATTTTTGCTATATATAAAAATGGAGCACAGATACCTGAGTCAAGGATATCATTTAATTTAAATAACGTACTTGGATCGATACCAACAATGCCTTTTAACATTAATACTACAACAACTTTAAATACTAATGATTATGTTGAGCTATGGGTAACTATGACTGCTGCAACCAGGACAGTAACTGTATCAAGATATATGATGACAGTAATTGCAATTTAACAACTTAAAATACGAGGAAAATTATGAGTACAAAACAAGAACTAATCGCTCACATGAACGAAGAAAACATTGAAATGAATCTGTTAATCTCTCAGAAAAATCAACAAAAATCAGATATTGACGCTGCTATAGCGCAGCAACAGGCTAATATTGATTATTTCAATGAGCAAAAAACTCAGTGTGATGCAGATATTGCTATATATCAAGCAAATATTAATAAAAATGATGAAATCATAGCTATTTTAGAAGCTAGTAGTTGATTAAATCTTAATTTAAGTTATAATACCTTTAATATAAATTAATCCTTGCGAGTAACATTATGAATACAATTGATATTGTTCAAAGTTTACCTAAACACATGCAGGCTTTATACAGTGATGCAGTGTTATTTCTTTCTAATGAGTCAACAATAGCAACTCCTGAGCGTAAAACTCTTTTATTAAATAATATCCAATTTATAAAAGCTCAAATTGAGGCTTTAGAAAAAGCCATAGGTTAAGTTTTATGGACAATAAAAGCTTAAAGGACTTCGCCTTAATGTGCGAATGTTCTAAGAAAGTTGCTCAATTTGGCATTTTAGCTGATTTTTTAAAAAAAGCAGTAATGGATTATTATTCTTATAAAAGTAGCGGAGCAGAAATGCCCGACGAGGATAGAGAAGTGTTTATCCAAAAATATAATGAATTACAGGAATTTTTAAAAGATTGTGAACTTTATTAAACCTATCAGGCTATTATTTAATAATTTAAGTGATTCTAAAACTGCTCTTTTTAGTTCCGAAGGTAACGTTGTTATCAAGTCAATTAGATGCTGCAATAGGTCTGGTAGGAATATCAGGCTTAATTTGCAGGTAATAGCGTTACTAGAAAACCCAGTGCAGGAAGCTTTTATTGCTGAAAACCTTTTAATACTTCCAAATCAGACTACGGATTTGCTAGCTATTATTTATGGCGACGCTTCTGAGGTTGTAGAGCACAGATTATTAGACGGCGATAGTTTAGTCTGTTATTCGGACGGATACGACAATAACTTTGATTGTATCATCAGTGGGTATGAAGAGGTAGAAGATATAGAAAATATTATTTAAAAACATGATAAATCTAACACCTGCCAAAGCAAAAGTATTACAAGAATTAAAAGATTATTTTTACTATTCTGCCAATTCAGAAATACGTAAAAAATGGCGTTTGCAATATGATCAAAACCTTAAGTTCTATTACGGCGATCAATGGAATGAAGAATTAAAACGTGAGTTTGCAGATGTCGGAGCTATGCCTTTTGTCGTAAACAGGATAGAGCCGATAGTTACTACTTATACATCCTTGCAGATAGCAGCAAGAAAAAGAATAGCTTTCAAAGCTACTACAGCACTGCAAAAACACGATTTGCTAGCTGAATACTTGAATAATATGCTTTATGTTATTCAAGCACAAAACGATTTTCAGAATAAATCCACTCAGAAATACACTGATGCTTTAATAGGAGGACTTGGTTGGTCTCATTTTGGTTATGAACCAGATTCAACATGTACTTTTTTCTATGATTATGTAGACCCACGAGAAGTTTATTTTGATCCAGATGACCAATCTGCTCGTATGGAAGACTCACAGTTTGTTTGTCGTAGTTACTTTGTTAATGGGACAAAACTAAAAAAACGTTACCCTAAATATGCAGAATATTTTGATAATTTAATCGGCAAACCTACTGGTAATGGTTCAACTACCGAATTTGCAAGCGGAGGAGCGGGAGCAATCAGGGATGATTATATTCCTTATTCTGATTTAAATCATGGGGACGGACTAGAAGAATTATGGGTGCTTGGTAGGTCAGCACGTATTGTTGAAGTATACTATAAAAAGAACGTTAAATATTATGAGGCAATAGTTGCTTTTCCTCCTGATACTCCTGACGGGGTTGTTACAGAACAATATTTTTCTACTTTTGATAAGGAAATAGCAGAAAGCAGGAAAGTAAAAGGTACTAGTCCAAAAGAGCTTGAGGGAACGCAAATTTGGAAAGGTGTATTTTGCGCTGATGTGCTCTTAGAACATGGACCTATTGACGGACAGATACCTAATCAAAAGCATTTCCCTTTAGTACCTTTGTGTTTAAAAAGAAACTATTTGAGCATTCCTTACGGCGTAGTTGATGGACTTATTCCTCTTTCTACATGTCTAAATTATGTGTGGACTAAAACAATTCATGGTCTTAATTCAAAATATTTGATTATTGATGAGGACAATGTAAACCTAGAAAAAATGCGGCCAATATTACGGGGAGAACTTAACAGACGTGATGGGATGATTTTTACTAAAAATCCTCATCAGGTACAGTTAATTAATTCTGAAACATTATTACCATTCTTAGAGAGGACACTAAATAGGATTGACCTTGAATTTGAACAGAGGACTCAGTTATTTGATGAATTAAAAGGAGAGCAGACTAACGCAGTAAGCGGTGTTGCTATTCAGGCTAGAGCTGTTAATGCTGCAAGGACTCAAAACCCTTTGCATGCAACTTATGAGCATATGTTATTTTCCGAAGGGCGATTAATTCTTGATACTATCAGGGGTATTAAAAACCTGCAATATGCGTTTAATTACTACAAAGATAATAAATTTAATCAGGGATATTTAAGTGATGAAATATCAACTATTAATTTTGAAATCTTTTCTGATTTTGCTCCAAACTTTGCTACCTCTCATGAAGAAGAAGCAGCTAAATTTGAGGCTCTACTTAATAGCCCTAATCCAGCTTTTATTTTATCAGAACCATTATTCTTAAAGAAATTAGGTTTTACTGAATCAGACGCTTATGCTTTAAATGAGGCATTTTTAAATATGATGCAGGGACAAGGAGGACAAACAGAGGCACAGGTCCAAGAAGAGATACCGAACAATCAAATAAATACAAAATAAATATATGACTGAGAATTTAAATAAAACTACTGTTGATGATGCCTTTGCTAAAATCTTTCTAGGCGAGGTAAGGGGAGAAGATAAAAAGCAGCAAGAAGTTAAGTCCCAAGAAATACAAGCCGAAGAACCAAAAAAAGTAGAGGTTAAAAATGAGCAAGAACAAGAAAACGTCCAAGAAGAGGCAAAAACAACCGAGAACGGCGAAGAGCAGCAAAAAGAACTGTTAAAA